CACCCTCATCAGCATCGGCGTCACAATCCTTGTCGTAAGCAGCAAGAATCTCATGCACCTGCGTCAGAGGAATACCAAGAGATGTTGCAATCTCTGATTCTTTCATGCCATCGCTGTGATACATGTCAATGACATCAATCTCTAAATTAGCAAAGTATCCCATTAGAACGGTACTCCTTCGGTGGGTATAGAAACTTGATTCAACTCAGCCTGATACTTGCGATCGCCGACAACCAAAAGAAGGTTGCGAGCGCGTTCAAGTTTCTCAGCAAGATCGTAACAGTTCTTGGCACTCAAATCATACTGCGAAAGAGTGTTCGCAAGAACATGATCGACACCATTCACCAGATCGATCGCTTCACTCAACAACGTTTCAGTTTGTTTTCTCATATCAACCCCAATCTTTAAAATTACCAGATTGTTCATTATCATCAAAGCCAAGATTGTACTCAGCAATTTGCTGCGCAGTCATGAATCGCTCAGTGATCTCATCGCTGGCATACGTCGCATCAGTGAAGAAGTGCGGACGACGAGGACGACGATAGTAACTGTCAGCAGAACCACGATCGTACGGACTACCATGTCGAGTTTCGATGTTCATTATGCAGCCACCGACGTGTCACGCCACACAACCTGCACCCGAGGAGCAGTACCCTTTTCTTCAGCCAGATCGTCAAAGAAATGATTGCCAGGCAACGGAGCGACAAAAGTATCCGAGAGGATTTTCTTGTCAGCATTGCCCTGCCACACGCGCTGAACGGTGCGAGCACGGAACGTGCCGTCCATCTCGCTGATGCCGATCACGACACCAACATAATAGCAGTCGTTGATACCAACGAAGTCAAGAGACTTGACGACGTCACCAATTTTCACAGTGTTTTCGTATTTCATAAGACAATTATAGCATTTTTAGACGTTTTTAGCAACAGTAAAAACTCTTGCAAAATCAATAACTTACGAGCACGCTTTCGAAGGTGCGAAGAGCATCCTCGAAACACATGTCTGGAAGGTCGATTTTGTTGCCCGTAACACGGCATTCTATCTGATAATGATAATCTGACACATACCAGAGTGTGTGTCGAGCACCGAACTTGTCGTTTTCAGACATGATATACTGGTGATTTTTCATGACTTTAGACTTCACCGTTTGCGTAAGACTGAATGAAAAACGTGACGTCCTCTATGAATTCTCGTAACTCGTGGGTGGTAGCCGTTTCTGGTTTGGCTGTGGGGTAGTCAAATCCCGCTGCTATTGCTGCTGGTTTGATAGCGTTGACTAGGGTAATGAGGCGTGCCCGTTCTTGCTGGGCTGCATTTTCTTGATACGTCATACAACAATTGTCGTAAAAAACACAGAAGAAAACAACAGAGAAATTTCCTGTAAAATCAATAACTTACGACACCCTCTCTCGCCGAGGAGAGAGCCGAGAGAGCGGTCCTAGAATGGGGGTTCCCCTAGTTCTGGGGGGAGGTCGAAATAGCGTATTCGGACTCCTGCCTCGCGCAGCATGACTTCAGCATGCTCGATCGAGTAATGCTTGCCAGCACCCTTACCTGTGAATGGTCGGTTTGGTCCGATGACTTCCTTGATCCCTGCTTGGATCAATGCGCGTGTGCAATCAGCGCATGGCTTGGGTTCAAAATTTAAATAAGCACGAGAGTTGTTAAGAGAAACACCAACACGTGCGGCGTTGAAGATTGCATTGCGTTCAGCATGTTCAACCCAGTGATACTTTTCTGGACTCTTCCAGCGATCTTTCCAATCTTCTTCAATGCCTCTTGGAAAGCCATTAAAACCCGTCGACAAGATGACGTTATCATCATTAACAATCACACACCCCACCTTTGTCGACGGATCCTTGCTCTTCTGAGCGATCAGAGTAGCCTGTAAGATAAACAATTCATCCCACGATAGTTCATCACGAATCATAATATAATCTCAATGGTTATTTGATATCAATCTTACGAGGTTTCTGTTCTTCAGGAATGACATTTTCTAATTCAATAGAAAGAATGCCATCAGCAAGTGTAGCGTCACGAACCACTACTGTATCAGACAAAACAAATTGGCGAGAGAACTTACGACCAGCAATACCTTTTACAAGATAGTTGCGTTCTTCTTCCTCAGCCTTTTTGCCTGTGACTTTGAGAGAGTTTCTCTCAGCAGTGATTTCAATCTCATCTTGTTTGTATCCAGCAACTGCAAGTTCAATGATAAAGTTGTATTCGTCTTTCTTGACGATGTTCACTGGAGGAAATGCAGTTTGAGATGCTGTAAGTAGATGAGCAGCATTATCGAGAGCAGCGAAAGCATTTTCAAACCCAAGAGCGGTTGGAAGAAGGCGATCGAGTCCGTATGCGGATGTGAGTGTAGTGATATTTGTCATTTTGTAACTCCTTTAATAAGCAAGTTTATAGTTATGGACCCCTTATGGGCATCCAATTCTATTTAGGCAGCATTAACACCTGTGCTGCCAAATCCGCCAGATCTTTCAGAATGTTTTTCTGGTTTTGATGCGATTACTTTAAAAGCAAATTGGCTATTGGTAATAACTTCAGCCTGAGCAATGCGATCACCGCGACGAATTGTCTGATGCATCTTCGAAATGTTTGTCAAAAGCACAAACACTTCTTCTTGATAATCAACATCAACGATTCCTTCCGAGTTCGCTAGGATCAATCCTTTCTTAAGCGAAAGTCCTGAACGAGGATGAAGGCGAATGCTGTAATTCTGAAGTGGAAGTTCATCATCATGTCGTGCAATATCTGCAAATGTTTCAATTGTAACATAACGTTCGATCTTGAAAATTAATCCAGTCGGAATCAAAAGACGATCGCCTGGATAGATGGAGATTTCTCCAAATCCGTTTACATCTCGTTCAATAGGTGCGTTGAATGAGTCATATCCAGTTACAACATTTGATGTTGGTTGGAATGACAAATCAAAACAGTTTGCTAAAGAAGTGCCGTATGTTGGAAGTTCAATATCATCACGAAGTTTATACACATTCATCACAATCATAAATCAACCTTCCTTCTTTTTCTTCCCGATTGTATATTTTGAGACCAATTGCCAATCGTTTTTCTCTTTGAATGGAAGAATCTTGATTTGGCTTAATGGTGCGACATTATCCTTTGTCTTATCTGGATCGACGAGTTTTACCAAACCCCACTCAGCCATTAGATTCGCAATCGTGTTGCGACGTTGAATGTCATTGTCTGACATATTGGATGGCTTACCGTCTAATTCAAAGAGTTCTTTGAAATGAACGATATAATACTTACCTTGTTTATGGAGAATGTGGCAGGATTGATAGAGAATATTGTCATTTTTTGCAGCCACACCAATGCGAGTGAGAGTCTCGCGCACTTTCAAAAAGTCATCTTGTTGCTCAAGAGTGACTTCAACTAGTTTATCAACGCTCATGTTCTAACCCTTATATAATTGTTTTTTTATCAAATCGATCTGAGCGTCGTCTAGAATTTTTAATGCTTCCTCTGCCTTTGCATCGGAGTATCCATAATATTCTTTGACCGCATCCAAATCGCTGCTCTTAACCCTTTTGTGCCATTTACTATATTGGCGCTTCTGGGCTCGTATTATATTTAGGAGAAAATCATATTTGAGTTTATTGTCGAGATTCGGATACTTATTCATCTCGTTCGCGATCAGAGCGGTATCTCGATGAAACGAGAGTGCTCGATTCACCATAAATGAGGAATATGATTTTTCGTCCTGCTCTGTCAGGAGAGCATATTCTTTCGTCTGCAGAATCGACGGGATAATTTCTTTAAATAGATCAGCCATTGAACTTACACTCCACCATCATCTCTGTGAGACATGCGGTGAGATTCAGTTCCTGATCTGCGACAAAAGCCGATTGATATTGATACTTGGCGAGAATCAAGACAGCATTCGGAATCGTAGACTTATCCATAATGTCGTAAAGACTATCATAAATCTTACGATAAATTTTCGCAGGATCATCGCCACCGAAATCAGCAACCCACTTACGCATCGCGCTGAAGTTTTGATCTTTGAGTGATGTCACAAGATCATTCAGAGATACATCAGCAATGCTCGTCAGAATACCAGTATCAATCTTACCACTGACACTGTAACGCTGCAACTCATTCAGAACGCGACGATAATCTGGAAAATGTTTCTTGACAACTTCAGCGAGGACAGATTTGTCAAATGGAACTTTTTCTGTAGTAAGAATTTCTGATGCGCGTTTCATAAACGCCATTGCCATCTTTGGCTTATCTTCTTTGCGCAACTTGAATTCAATTACAGCACATCGACTATGCAAAGGTTCAATGATACGATTCTTAAAGTTGCAAGTCATAATGAAAGTACAGTTATGTGCAAACTCTTCCATAGCAGCACGCATGGCTGGCTGAGTTGAGTTTGGATTTAGATAGTCTGCTTCATCAATAATAATGACTTTCTTACCGCCAGTCATTGACATCGCACTGGCATAGTTTTTGATCTTAACTCGGAAAGTATCAATGCCTGATTCATCCGAGCCATTGATCATTAGATAATCGCAACCGATCTCGTCACACAGTGCACGAGCAACGGTAGTCTTACCTGTTCCTGGAGTGCCACAAAGCAAGAGATGAGGAATCTCTTTGCGATCAACATAAGATTGGAAAGTTGCCTTGTATTCATCAGGAAGAATACAATCGGCAATAGTATGAGGACGGTATTTTTCAACCCACAATGCTTCATTCATAATATAACTCCTGATTGTTTATTCAGTCACTATTCTACGCCATTTTCCGTTTGTCATCAAGTACATCTCGCCATCAGGACCGACGGTCATACTTGCGGTTACATGCTTTTGTGTTCCTGGAACAAATTTGGGACCACAACTGATAGTGCCGTCTGGTGATGCAAGTTCACCATACTCAGTGCCAATGTTTAACTTGCCATTGTAACCAGCGGCTTTAATTTCTTCTATTGCCTTACACTTATCAGCA